AACGACAACTGCTGAAGGTTTGACTAGCTTTGGTGAAATGGCTTTCACAATCGAAAAGACAACCGTAACGGCTGTTACTCGCGCGTTGAAGGCAGAATACACCATCGAATTGGCACAAGACTTGAAGGCAGTCCACGGTCTTGACGCTGAATCAGAATTGTCAAACATTCTTTCTGCTGAAATCTTGGTTGAAATTAACCGTGAAGTTGTACGTACAATTTATGTTGCGGCTAAGCCAGGCGCACAAGTTGGTACAGCATCAGCAGGTACGTTTGACCTAGACGTTGATTCAAACGGTCGTTGGTCAGTTGAAAAGTTTAAGGGTATGATGTTCCAAATTGAACGTGAAGCTAACGCTATTGCGCAGCAAACACGTCGTGGTAAGGGTAACTTCATTATCTGCTCGTCTGATGTAGCTTCGGCTCTGTCAATGGCAGGTGTGTTGGATAACGCTACTGCGCTTTCTAGCAATTTGCAAGTTGATGACACAGGTAACACATTCGCAGGTATTTTGAATGGTCGTTTCCGTGTTTACATCGACCCATATTCTGCAAACGTAAATGCAAACCAATACTTCGTAGTTGGTTACAAGGGTTCATCCCCTTACGACGCAGGTGTTTTCTACGCTCCATACGTTCCACTACAAATGGTTCGTGCAGTAGATCCATCTAGCTTCCAGCCAAAGATTGGTTTCAAGACACGTTACGGTCTAGTATGTAACCCATTCGTACAAGTTTCTGGTGACCCAACAACGGCCAACATTAACATGTACTACCGTCGTGTTAAGGTTCTAAATCTGTTGTAAGAGTTTGCCAAGAAAACTATAAAAAGATGGCAACTTAAAGAGGGGCGACCTTAAAATCGCCCCTCTTTTTTTCTCTAGGGTAAACATGCAATCATTGACACAATATATGGCAGAAGCTAAAGAATTCAGATGGTCAAATTCTCCTGCTCCAACAGGTAAGTTTAAGTCATTTCATAAAAGAGGTTGGCCAATGGCGCATCATGTTTCATCTGGTCATCCAGCGATCAATATCAGTAGCGATAATGATGTGGCATATCATCCTAAAACAGTAAAAGAAGCCTCACATGGACCACTGACTGTACAAATTGCCCAATATCATCACGATCCAGAAACTATAAAACAAAAAGGTGCTTGGACTTGGCGATCATTAAAAACAAAATACAATACTCTAGCCGAGGCGAAAGCTGCTGGTGAAACTGTATTGAAAAAGAATCCTCATTTTTATCCACCCAAATCATAATTTCCTCCTGGAGGAAACTAAATAGATGCACAACGTAGTTTCCAGGGAGAAAAATATGACCGAAATAATCTCTATGTTAGTCCTGGGCGGTTTATTTTGTTTAGCTCTAGCTATTTTTGTTGAAAAGGATTAAATCATGTCCAACTGCCTTATCTTTGCATTGGGTCGTTGGTACAAATTCGGTGGATATATTGTCGCAAGAAAATCGCATTATGGTTGGTGGCCTCATTTTCTTTGGTCAGCTGATTTAATAACGTTCGAACACTATGTACCAGATACCCCTAAGAAAGGATTTTTTCCACCACCATTATTCAAAGGTACAATAGTCAAAGGTGATAAGGACGGTGCTGCATGAATCTATTTGCTCACACTGCTATTGAGGGATATGTCTATTATCCGCCATATATCTCGCTTAATCAAAGTCCTAATGGTAAGTTAATCCTTACTATTAGAGGTGCGGAAAATAAATTAGAAGCAGGTAAAACTGTTGATATAGTAATAGATGCAAAAATAGCCCACGATTTAGGATGGGTCTTAATGAAAGCATCAAAGGAAAAAACGAATGCCTAGTCAAACGTGGTTGGACCAACAAGTTGAAGGTTATGACTATTTAAAAGTCAATAGCTTTAAGCTTTCGTTGCTCAACCTACCACATGTATCATTCTATTGTCAGACGGCAAACCTACCAGGATTGGATTTAGGTATTGCAATGCAACCTACACCTTTGATGGACCTGGCACTTGCTGGTGAGAAAATGCAGCACGAAGACCTGCAGGTGCAATTTGTTATTGATGCTAAACTACAAAATTGGACAGAATTATTCAATTGGATCATTGCTCTAGGTCGTAAAGACTCACAACAAGAATTCATTGACCTGCGTCACAGTGGTAAGAATAAATCCCTTTCACGCAATTTCACACCATTGAATGAAGAAAGTGGTATCTATGCAGATGCCACGCTTATGCTGTTAACAGGCAAAAGCAACCCATATGCAATCATCAACCTTACTGACATTTTCCCTGTACGTCTATCTGGTATTCCTTTCGATGCGACACAAACTGAAACGGAATATATGATGGCCCATGCCACTTTCAAGTTCAAGAACTACAATATCGAAGTGCTTTAAACTAGGTTCTATATCGATTTAAACCTCGTTCCAAACGGAAAAATCCGCAAAACGCCTGTTATATTAAGCGTTAAGTCGTTTAACGCACAATATTTTAAGCAAAATAGATTCGCCTATTGGGCTTTAAACTAGTTTCCATGCATGTCTTTAAACTAGAACTCATATTCACCTATTGCTATTTCCTGTCCTGTATGTTATACTAGTCCTGTTGATTAAATTAGGTGATATATGGAATTTGATTTGCAGGCAATTACAGAGGAATGGGTAAAGGACGCTGAAATAAACGAACTTGATTTAGCAGATGCCGCGAGAGCTACTCCTAGGCTTCACGCAAAATATCTTTCCAAACTGTCATTCGCAAAACTCCACTTACAACGCCTAAGCATCCGCTACGATAAGATGCGTGGCAATCGTTATCGCTATTATCGTGGCGAAATGTCCAAAGATGAATTGGTCAAGTATAGCTGGACACAATGGCAAGGCAACAAACCAATCAAGTCTGAAATGGATGAATTTCTCAAAGGTGATGATGAATTAAAGAAGATTGAGGAATTGATTAATTATCAGGCTGTTATCGTGTCAACCTTAGAATCTATCCTCAAAGGTATATCATCACGTGGATGGGACGTTCGTACCACATTAGATGCAAAGAAATTTTATAACGGTGGTTAATGGAAGAAGTTGTAAAAATACGCAAAGTAAACCATTCATATATTCAAGTAGATTGTTCCGCGTCTACCGCGATGGAGTTACATGAATACTTTGCCTTTGAAACCCCTAATGCACGTTTCGATCCTAGAGTAAAGGCAAGAGTCTGGGATGGTAAGATACGGCTATTCAGCCTAGCAACAAAATTGATGTATGCTGGATTGTATCGTCCTCTATATCAATTTTGTAAGGATCGTAATTACAACATCGTAAAGATGGATTCTGATTATGGAATGCCTTTCGAGTTAACAGAAAATTTTACCTTTGATGTAGCAGAAAATTTTGCTAAATCAATTAAGCCATGGGCTCATGGTGAAGAACTGACAGTACATGATTATCAATTGGATGCTTTCTATAAGGCTATTCGACAACAACGTAAACTGTTTTTATCACCTACTGGTTCGGGCAAGTCGCTAATCATCTATCTTATTATACGAATGATGTTGGCCTGGAAGCCAGACAAAAAAATCCTCCTCATTGTTCCTACTACGTCGCTCGTTGAGCAGATGTACACAGACTTTGAGGACTATTCTAAGATAAATGGTTGGAATGTTTCAAAACATTGCGCGAAGATATACTCTGGGTTTACCAAGTACCCTACTAATGAAATAACTATCTCAACATGGCAAAGCTTATACAAACTACCGAAAGAATATTTTTCAAAATTCCATACCGTTATTGGGGACGAAGTACACCAGTACAAAGCTATGTCCTTAAAAGGAATCATGGAGAAATGTTCCGAGGCGAAATTCCGTATTGGTACTACAGGCACATTGGATGGCTTACAAACAAATCAATTAGTCCTGGAAGGTTTATTTGGTTCAGTACATATAGCAGCCACAAGCAAAGAATTAATGGACCGTGGTATACTATCTCCTCTAAAAATTAAATGTGTCGTTTTAGGATATAATGCAGAGGAAAGAAAAGCAGCCAAAAAAATGGACTACCAGGAGGAAATTTCATTCCTGATAGCCCACGAAAAGCGAAATAAATTTATTCGTAATTTATGTTTGGCACAAAAAACTAATACTTTGTGTCTTTATAGCCGCGTTGCAAAACATGGTCAAATTCTATATGATATGATAAAGGAAAAGGCAGATGTTTCTAGAAAAGTTTTTTTCATTAGTGGGAA